CTTTTAGGTACATCATATTTACCAGCTAATACTTTTAGTGGATCTAATAATGGTGAAAATTTACAAAATAGAGGTTTCTCGATTGTATTATCTGAATTATCTGATAGTACAGCAATCACTGAGTTTCGATCGACTTCTTCTTTAATACTTGTAAAATAATATTTTTGATTCAAGTTTATGCTATTATAGTTGGTGGCATTTAAAGAAAAAAAATTTTCATATAATGGAACATAATTTTGTAAATTTGTAAGCTGAAAACTAGATTTTTCTAAACTCTTAAATAGTTCCTCATTTTTAATTTTGCGATAATACAATGAAAAGTTCATTCTTTATTATCCGTATAGTAAAAATAATATGTCTTTTTAACTTATTCTCGTAATACATTGACATTTTTTATATGTTTACATATTATAGATGACATTAGATTTAAAAAAATTCGATATGAAACACATTAGCTTTCGACCTGATGAAAATAAGGGTCCCGTAGTAGTATTAATTGGAAGAAGAGACACGGGTAAGAGTTTTTTAGTCAGGGATTTATTGTTCCATCATCAAGATATTCCAATAGGAACTGTTATTTCAGGCACGGAAGCAGGTAATGGCTTTTTTTCAGAACATGTTCCAAAATTATTTATACACGACGAATATAATACAGCAATTGTTGAAAATATATTAAAGCGGCAAAAAACTGTGCTGAAACAAATATTAAAAGAAATGGAAACATATAAACGAACGAATATAGATCCGAGAGCATTTGTAATATTGGATGATTGTTTATATGACAATAAATGGACAAAAGATAAGATGATGCGGTTACTATTTATGAATGGTAGGCATTGGAAAATAATGTTGATTATTACAATGCAATATCCATTGGGTATCCCTCCAAATTTAAGAACAAATATAGACTATGTATTTATATTAAGGGAGCCATATATAGCAAATCGCAAACGTATTTGGGAAAACTACGCCGGCATGTTTCCAACATTTGAATCATTTTGTCAGGTCATGGATCAATGTACTGAAAACTTTGAGTGTTTGGTTATAAATAACAATGCGAAGACAAATAGATTACAAGATCAGATTTTTTGGTATAAAGCTCAAAATCACAGTAATTTTAGATTGGGATCTAAAGAGTTTTGGGAGTTGTCAAAAGATTTAGATAGCGGCGATGAAGAAGAAATATATGATCCTAACAATGTTCAAAAGAAAGGGGCTGGACCCAAAATAAATGTAAAAAAGAGTAAATGGTAACGACATCCATTACTATATGATAATAATATCACATAGTATATTATAGTATGTATAGCAAAAGCAGTGATGGAATGGATATTATATTTCGATTTGCTAGTGATTATGTACCTACAAAAATAGTAACTATAACAAATACGGATAGCTATACTGTATCTGAACTAATATGGAAATATTTAGTGGATCAAGGTATTACATCTATATTTGGTCTTCCGGGTGGGTTTATAACTAAGATGCTATACAAAATTCCGGAAACAATCACTTGGCATAATGTAGGTAATGAATTAACAAATGGGTTTCTTGCGCAAACCTATGGTCAATACACAAACAATGTGGGGGTACTATTCGTTACTGGTGGACCCGGGTTATTTACTGCACTGTCTGCCGTAAAAAATGCTGTCCAAGAATGTAATCCATTATTGTTAATCACCGGACATAACAAAAATGCCATGGCAGATGACTTTCAATCGAGTGATTCACTAAACGGATTGTCTGGCACAACTAAATATATAATTCGTGTGGATGATCCAACCATAATAGTCAAATATTTGAACATTGCGTATCAACTCGCAAAAAATTTAAATACGGGAGTAATATTATCAATAGAATTATCGATAGATTTAGCCGTTCCATCTTATTTCTTACCATATACAAGTATGATCGTAGACACGCCCTCTAAAATAACTCAAATTCAAAATACATTGAAAAGTAAAATACCTGGTAATAGTAAATTATTAGTAGTTGTTGGTAAAGGAAATTATATTAACGAAAATATTGTAAATGATTTTATAACTAGAAATAATTTACCCTATGTAACAACATGGAAGGGGCGATGTTCAATGAGTGGAGGTATTAATTGCGGGCGAATTGGTACATTAGGTAATCATTCCGCAAATTACGCGGAATACCACGCTACACATATACTAGTAATCGGTAATTTAGCTGGTGGTATGACAAATGCGTCCACCTTTTATAAAGATAAATTTTCAAGTGGATTTTTTAATAATACAGCATATATAGCTTCGTTGTCTATTACTTCGGATACAATTGATAGCAGTAGTACGGATTCATTTGTAGTTTCTAATATAGAAAATATATTAGATGGTCTAGTATTACAAACAACGGATACATGGCGAAATCAACTGATTACCACGAATAGCATGTTATATGTTCCATTAGCTAGAATAAGCAAACTAGAAGCCTATTGCTATGCTGCGTCTCAAGTATATGATTTATGCTCGAATGTCATTGAGAATGTATCAGTCACTACTGGTGTTGGAAATCATTGGTATGCGATCGGTAAGTATTTTGATATCGTCCCATTTAATAAATGGGACTCCCCTGTTATGTGGGCATCCATTGGTATTGGAGTCGCAAATGGATACGGTATGTATTTGGCTCAACAAAAACCAATATGGGTCTTTGAAGGCGATGGTGGAGCTATATTTTCATCTAATATGATACTTTATTTGATATCGAAACAACAAGCAGGAGAGAATATTCCGATGACAATAAATATATTTATAGATACTTATTATTCGGCAGTCGTAGCAGGTTATACTATGAATGGCTATATACCTGACAGTAACGTAGATATATCTTATAACTATATGAATACAAATCGTGTTCCCTCGATAAATTGGGCACAGATTATTCCAGCGAATATGTTACATGTCTTTAATAACGTAGTTGATTATCAAACATATTTGTCCGCAAACCCAATCGCACCAACATTACGATTTATATTATTAACTATAGATAATTATAGCGACTCAAGTATATACGAAATAAATTATAATAGTACGTATACAAACGCTTTATCATCAAGTGATTATACGACAATATTAGGTTCAATACTAACATTAAAGTCCGGTACACACTAATCTAAGAATGTAGGAAAAAATCTATATAGATATTTATGAGCATATAATTTGTTACATTTGGAAGTCATGACAATTATATCGATGCTGGTAAACGTCTATTACATCTATTAACATTTCAAACGCCGATTATTAGCACACATACCTTATATCATGCGGTTGATGTTGCTAGAAACAAAACAGGAGTATCGTTTGTAAATGAGTAATATCTTCTAACAATTACACAGACGATGGTATAGACTTTATACGAATGAGTATTTTATTCGTAGTTATTATTCATTATATGTAATTATCAGATAAAATCTCATAATTACATTTGATTACCAAGATAGTGTACTATCTCAGACAATATTATGTCAACATCCTACACCATTCATTCAATAAGTTAGATTTGATAAACCGTGATCGGAATTAGAACTAGTAACAATATTTTCACCCATAAACAACTCGTTTCGAATATCTTCCAAAGAGGCACTATTTCCAATGGCGCTTTCTTGTGTATTCATATTCGCGACAGAAATCAACGTTCCATCCTTATTAATGGTTTGTGTAAGTTTATTGCCAGACATTTCTGCCTTCTTCTTATTGTCTTCCATAGCCTTTAATTTTGCCTCCTTTACACGAGCATCAAACTCGTCCTTGGCCTTTTCTTCACTCTTCTTCTTCTCACTCATCAATTCGTTTAGTGTTTCTTCCATGTACTCTACACGTCCCGTTTTATATGCTTCGGGATGGAATGGTACCCAAATACCCACTGGTCCAACATACACATCATGGTTAGGGTCGACTTGTCTTAGCATTTTACATCTCAATTCAGCTTCTTGTTGAGTGGGGAACACACCACGAACTTTAATACCGCGAACCGATGTTTGGAATTGATACTTTTCACCGAATTCCTTCTCAAGACGATCTTCGTGTTTATCAATAAAATTTTTATAGTCGTCTTCTGTACTAGAAGCAGTTAACTTATCCTTTTCATCTTTAACAAAATCTTGATAATCTTTCATTACTTGTTCAAAATCAACATGGTACTTGTACGAAACAAAGTTTAAAAATTGGGTGAATTTTTCCATTGACTTACTAAAATCCCATGTCTTCACAAATTCCTCAAATAAAAACATCTCTTTTTGTTTTAAAATTTGTTCGGGTGATACAAATGATAGACAAGCAAACTTTTGTCCTGCGATTGGCTTGTCTTCATCCAACAAATCAATATATTTAGGATTTTCAGTTCCATCCGGATTTAATTTTAACTCGACACCTATAGGTTTAGAAAAACTCATTATAGTTAATTATACTATTAATATTTAAGTGTTTTTACGAAAAACAATATATAATTAAAAATGATCAAACGAATTATTTTTTCTAGATCTTTTATATAATAATGACTGGTATGTTAGATTTAGGTGAACTTGTGAAAAGAGCGATTAAATACCTTGTGGAGGGTTTAATGGTTGCTATCGCGGCATATGCTATTCCCAAAAAGGCTCTTAATTTAGATGAGGTATCCCTTATTGCATTAACTGCCGCAGCAACATTTAGTATTCTAGATACTTATGTTCCTAGCTTAGCGGTAAGCGCACGATCTGGTGCTGGATTCGGTATTGGTGCGAACTTAGTGAGATTCCCTGGCGGTTTCGCATAATTTCCAAATGTGTAAAGTAATGTTATAGTAACACCTTACCTATAACCGACCTATATTCAAAACCATAATATAAAGTGTTAAGTGTTATTTCTTATGTAATATCATGTATGTTATATAAGAAATGTATGTACGACGTAGACTGTAATAGTTAATAAAATTGATTGTATGGTTGTAAATTATAAATATTATAACCTAAATATAACGTCAATTTAAATATCCACATGAATACACCCATCACATTATTTGCGTCAAAATTACCGACAGATATACTGAATATTATACAAAAATATATACGAAACGACCTAGCACATGAAGCAGTAAGTAATTATATATGGTATCTGAAATACGAACAAAATTTATACGACACATTTGTATACTATACTTACATAGAACCAACATGTTATTGTGATCAGTTATCACGAAGATATATTCTAAAATATGACGGATGTGATCATTGTCGTTTATATGAAAATACACAACATTATATGATTTCTCAATATTTGACTTGTGTATATGATAATGATAATTCCATAGTATACGATACATAGTAAAAATAGAACTACATAAGTGACTAAATAGTAGGGATGAATTCCCAATTCAATTCATCACATATCTTTTTCCATATTTCGTCTTGTTCAATTCTTTTTTCGCGATCTTTTAGCATTGGGAAATAAGGTAAGAACTGACGTTGGTCTAATAACTCGCACAATTTATACACTGTGTAATAGTAATTTAAAAAATTGACTCGGTCGCCCGGGCAAAATTTCGCATACGGTCCTTGAATTTCCATAAACAAATTACATAACGATTCTTCTAGTTCAGGTGCCATTACAGGCGGTTTGATACCTAGTTTGTCTTTAATAAATGGAATGTGTTCGTAGTACTTATTATATCCTAATTTTTTTAAAATCTCCTTTGCCTTTTTGTTATTTAATTGACTTAACTCAATTCTTTCTTTACGTATTTGATTTTTTATATTTTCTAATATGTCATCCGGAATTTGAGTAGTTTCTTTTGCTTGAAATTGTGCTAATATTTCTCGGAAGTGATTAATTCTCTTGTACGCATAAAAGCAAGCTTCTTTTGGCGGTTCCTTATAAGACGGTTTTTCGTTATCGACTAAGTATTGAATATAATTATGACAATGATTACAAACCATAATCCCTTCATGATCAATCGGGATTAACTCACCTTTCTTACAAGACTGACATATTTCATTATTAATAATGTATTTATT